CCTTTCTTGACAACTTCTCTTGTATAAATTTCTAAATCTGTTGAAAATTTCCATTCTTTTACTGTTCCAAACAACTTTTCAGCCTTTTCTTTCGCAAATTCATATGAATCTATCGGATGTGTGCGGTCAGGATCTGCTGTATCTATTTTGAGTTGAGTTGGTTGAATGAGATGGATAGTTTTAACTTTAATATTATTGACTAATTGTTCATCCCATGAATCCTCTGTTGATCTTTTTGATTTTGCATAACCATAAAATATATTCTCCATTGTTTTTTTGTGTTTTTTAATAATCTTTTCTACACCATCAAAATAGTCTTTTATCACCAATCTTAATTTTTTACCATCACCTTTCACATATCTTTTCATGTCCATCCAAATATCAAATGGTTCGTAATTTTTTAGAGATGGAAGATGTTTTGCTACAATAGTCTTTATCAAAGTATTAAGGTCTTTTTCCACTTTATCAAACGCAGGCCCAGTTCCATATCTTTGTGCATTTGCAAACCAAGACATTTCAACCCACCTTCTGCCTGTCTTGTCTACTTCGCTCATAATGTCTGAACTTGCAGACACAATAACATCCGCATCCATTTCTGCAACAACCCCACCAGTTGTAGCAATACCACTTTCCATATAGCGAGACATCATTGAATAAAATGCTGAGATAGTTTTCTTTCCCCCTTCAAGTTTCTTTAATCTTCCAAGTCCTGCGTGATCAGTTGCATGAAAGACTGTTGAACGAATCGTATCTGGCCATATTCTTTTGAACATAGGTCCCGAAATAGGAATCTTTAAACTACCCGAATGTCCACTTGGAGTATCAAATACATAATCTGATGTACTCTGTACTGCAAATTCTGTTAGATAATATTTAAAAGATTTCATTTATCCCAATTTTTTGCTGCCGTGAAATTCTGGTGAGCAAACTCTAATCTATCTACTAGTTTGACAGCCTTTCCCACATGGTCTACTGCCACAAATCCTTCAGGTTGGGTAACTCTGTACCCCTTATCAGTACGCACAAAGGTATCCATTACCCCCTTTGACTTCTCTAACTTTCTTATGATCAACTCTTTTGCCTCGACCAAAAGATTCTGCATATCAAAAATCTTAACCAACTGACTAGAATTGGAACGAAAGAATTTCATCTTATTATCCATTGTCTGCTGTTTAAGTTTTTTAGTTTCTGGTCGTTTTACTCTATCTACATCTTTCTTGAGTTTGTCATAAACGTAAGCGATTAATCCTCTAGTATGTTGTCTAGTATTAGTGATCTTTTCACCCTCTCTGACCTTTGTATTATTAAAGGTTTTTACTAAAATATTTATATCTGAATCTCCAATATGGTTCAAGACATCAGCCTTCAAGGTTTGAAATGTTTTTCCTGCTTTAGATAAAACATTAGTTATTTCTTTTGTTTCTGTTTTATTAAAATTAATCGTGCCAGAAGTGTCTTTATATGTTGCGTCTGAGTACCACACATCAGAAGATTTACTTAATCCCCTAAGATTGACATTGAATGACGCAGACATATCTTCCATTGTTTTACCACTATAAGTTGTATGGAAAACAATCCCCATTTTGGAAGATAAGATCTGCGAAGCACTCTCCATTGGAACAGCATATACTATTGTATTCGGTTGAAAGATTATATATTGTTTACCTTCTATTGTTTTTTTCTCCAAGTCTTCTTGCGTAAAAAGCATATCTCCTTGGAGAACATCTTTAATACCTAATTTTGACAGCTCAGTGAGTGCTACCTTGAGTTTGTTATTAAGACCAGAGCTCGGATGATTGCCGTCAATGTCTTCATGAGAATAATTAATCTTTGCATTCTTGTTAAACACTCCTTTAGTGCCAACAAAGAATTGTCCATTTTCAGGGTGAATTCCCGCAAAGATTGCTGGGGCGCCATCCCACTTCACCGTCACATTCACACTGGACTTTACATTTCCAGCCAACATATCCCTTAGAGACTGTAAAAAATTAATTGCTCCTCGGGTTCCCTCTACACCATTATTTAGAACTTCATCTTCGAGGTGCTCGAGATGAAGATTTTTTGCTTCTGTAAGAAATCCAGTAAAACTAAACACGCTTCATCCTACTAATTATGCCTTCTAGAGATTCATATTTCTTAGGTTTAAAATCTTCCATCAAATTTCCTTGACCTTTTAATTTCTTTTCATCTACATCTACACCAAGTTTTTTAAGGCCTGCAGCATCACCAGCTAAATATAAGTCAAATACTGTCCTTTGAAACCCCTTTTCTGTTTTGGCTTTAGAACGAACACCTTCACTACCAGCTAATAGCATACCCTCTTGCCACCCATCTTTAAATTTTTGTCTCTCTGCATATGGTTTTGCTGCCATTTTCCCTAAGAAATTTCGATAAAAATTATCTGTACCAGAAATTGGAACGGATCTACGACCACTAGGATCAAGTACTCCTCTTGGTAATCCCATTGCTTGTAAGGTTCTTCTTCCTATTTTGGATTTCAGCCCTTTGATCTTTTTAACATCGTCTGGGTCAGAAACGCCCCCACCTTCTCCTAATAAACTCTTTTTTATATTAGCATATTTTTCATCTTCTAGTCTGAAATGCTCTTCTAATAATGGAGCAGTCACCTTCTCCCCCAATGTAGCATCTGCGACTTTCGGAGTTCCTGAATCACTTTTTACAACTTTGGGGTCATCAGGATTTGTAGTATCGCCCCCACCCTTCAACTTGTATCGTATGTCACCTTGTAAACTTAGTGCTACTTGTTCTGCTGTTTCAGTGATTTCATTAGCTTGTTTAAGTCCTTTTTCTAAAGCTTTGAAATCTTCTGGTGATTTATCATTTAATGGGTCTACCCTTTGTTCAAAAAAATCTTTCATAGACAGATCTGTTTTCTGTTGATTAGCTCTTGAAGAACACATGACTTGATTTGCTTCATGTTCTCTATTAGCATAATCTTCTCCTGTAGGTTTTCCTTTATCTTTATTTTGGAAGCCTACAACATGCTCTAAATCCATTTCTTCAATATCTAAAGGTAGTCCAGTATATGCATCCACTCCTCCCTGTTCCAAGTATATTCTCCAACATACTTTAGCTCTTTCTGTAGTTCCTGTATTCCCTCTTACTGCTTCTGGTTTTCCATCTTTACCTTTTTGGATATTTGGGTCTTTATGATCAGAAGTGGTATATTCTTTACCATCTCCACCAACAGCTTTATAACCAAGAAAATGTCCACCCCCCTTTGCTGCATCATCACCAGCTCTTCCTTTTCTTTTTAATGCTTCTTGTAATGGTTTGGGTAAAGCATCATATGAATCATCAACAAATCGTTCTGATACTTTATTTTTTCTTACTGATCTTACATATTTTTCTACCTTTTCTGGAATAGCATCATCATATCCAGCAATCAGGGTTTCTTTATTCTTGTTTAACTGATCCCTGTCTACTAAACCAAGATTATTTTTACCTATTCCACTATTGCTTCTCCCTGTATAAAGGAATCCTACTGCTTGTAATAATGCTGCCCTATCCTTAAAAGACCCATCAAGTGTCTTAATACTTTCTCTTACATTTTCAAGAGCTGCTACTTGTTTTGCTGTTTCACTACTTTCTTCTTTCCAACGAGTACGAGCTTCAAGATCAGAAATTCTCTCATCAGCATCCATAATTTTAGAAACTTTATCGTCTATTAACTTATCTTTAAGCTTTTCACCAGAAAGTTTTTCTGATTTTTCCTTACCCTTTTCTGGTTGATTTTCTGGATCATCTGGACTTACTGCGAGCAGTTTTGATGGATCATCCTTTGTAGTTCTAGCTACAATGGGACCATCTTCTTTTTCTTTGTATCTACCCTTACCAACATGAATCAACCTCTTTTGAGCAGCTTTTTCTGCACCTGTTAGTGGAGCCTCGGCAATAGACCGAACTGCCTTTTTCCAACTTTGATAACTCATCTTACTCCCAAAAAAAGGTTATATGTATCTACAATATTTATAATCAAGCAGATTGGGGGGCGGGTGGATCTGGATCGTTTT